AAATTATATTCCACCCAGACATATTGATGATCAGCCGTTAAGATTCCGCTCAGCCCCGCAGTCATGCCACTGGTAGCAGTATATGGTGGATGGCCCGCATGTAGCACTTGGCCGGCAGTGACACCTACAGCAGTGCCCGAGACCGTGCACCCAAACGCAAACTTCGACAAATTCAGACTGCTTTTATAAATCGGCACACTCCACCCGTACCGTTCTTCCTGGTCGCCGCCGCCCGTCGCGCTCATCCCGCGCAACTTCGCCGACAGCGAATCGAGTTCCGCCTCCAGAAACCCAATCTTAGCCGTCAGTTCTTTCTGATCGTTATTGTCAGGCATAATAAACCTCTAACGTCAACCATCGGACGTTGATACTTCCGTCGCTTCGCCTAACCGCACCCAGTACACGCCAAGCCAATATCCGCCGGCAAGAGCCGAATACGTCACGGAAATTCGTTCGTGATCCGTTCCCGACACATAAGCCAGTGCGCTGGATTTGCTTTTAAAATACTGCTCGTGCCTTGTCCACATTTGAATGATCCACACCTCTTCGTCGCGGTCATATCCCACAACTTCACGAACGGTTTGCGTCTCGTCGTTTAATGTAATGGTGGCGGCACCGCCGGCAATACCAGGTTGCTGAAGACTCACCCGAATAGTGGCATTAAAAGTTTTGTCGGCATTGTAGGATAAATCAACGCTGTTATCCGTATCCGCCGTCAGCGCCGCAATCACCGGTGGCGTCTCACGCCAATTGGTATATTTGTAAATCCCTTTGCGCCCGCCGCCGGCGTCGCCAGTCAGCCAGGTAACATAAAGTGATTTCGGCTGCGAATACCGATAATCAATCCCGCCCGTGTAAGTCCCGTCGCGGTTAAGCGTGCTTTTGGCTTCGTACACCGTGCCGAGCGTGGTTGCCGGCGTTGTCGGGCGCGTCCTACTGTTCAGATACGCCACTTCGTAAACATCCAGCAACCCGGAAGTCGCCACATGCGCGGACATCACCACCGGCTTGGAATACTGGTATCCGGCATTTCCGCCGTAAGACCCGTCCTTCGCCATCGTGCTGTTGGCGTCGTAAACAAATCCCTGCACGCTGCCGGTGGCCGCCTGGGGCTGCGTTCGGTAATTCTGGTATGAATTGACACATTTAACATCCAGCGTGGTTTCGGTCACATCGCACCACGACGCCGGCTTGGAATAGTCGTACCCCACCGTGCCGCCGTATGTCCCGTCCTTATTGAGCGTGGATTTAGCATCATAAATCACGCCCTGCACCGTTACCGCCGGCGCCGTGGGCCGGGTCCGCTGGTTCAAATATGTATGCGTTATCGAATATTCCAACATGGAATCCTGAACATCCGCCCATTGCGCCGGCTTTGAATACTCATAACCGCCGGACCCATCATAGGTGCCGTCCTTGTTCGTTGTGGATTTCATGTCGTACAAAAACCCCTGGACGGCCGCAGTCGGCGCGCTGGGCCGGATCCGCTGATTTTTGTAGGTGTGGCCGACCGTTGTGCCGGTGGCGGTGTCAATCACGTCTGTCCATTGCACCGGCTTGGAATACTGATATCCGATATTCCCGTCATAAGTCTGATCGTTGTTGAGCGTGGACTTTGTGTCGAACAAACACCCCTGCACTAATTCGGTCGGGCCGGTGGGCCTGCTACGCTGATTTTTGTAGGTATATTCATAATCGGCCATCAGGACGCTATCGCTTACGTCGTACCATTCAGCGGGCAGCGAATACCCATAGCCGATGTTGCCGTTATACGTCCCGTCCTTGTTGAGCGTGGATTTGGATTCAAACAGGCATCCAACAACCATTTCTTCCGGGCCGGTCGGGCGTTGACGGTAATTCAGATACGTATATCCGGTATTAATCCCGAAGGTGGTGCGGTTGACATCATGCCAGGCTGCCGGCAACGAATAATCGTACCCGGCATTGCCGTTATAGGTGCCGTCTTCGTTCAGCATCGATTTGGCGTCATACACGTACCCAACCGCCGTCTCGGCTGGCGCGGTGGGCTTCTCCCGCAAGTTCTTGTAGCTGTAACCCGCCGAAATGTTGGTCAAAGTCCTCACGACATCCACCCACTGCGCGGGCTTCGAATACTGATAACCCGCCGCGCCATTGTAGGTGCCGTCAGACTGCAATGTGCTGCTGGCGTCGTAGATGAAACCAATGGCGGTGCCCGCCGGCGCGGTAGGCTTTGTCCGCGAATTCCGGTATGTATACCCGACTTTCTGGTCGGTGACGGTCTCGGTGGCTTCCGTCCACTGCGCGGGCCGGCTGGTCTTGCTCCCGACGCCGCCATCATAGGTGCCGTCCCGGTTCAGGGTGCTGCGGGCGTCGTAGATGGTGCCCTGCACGTCAACCTGCGGAGCGTCTGGTTGGTAATGCCAATTTTTATAGGTCAGGTCACGGTCATACCCCAAAACGTTGTATGCGCCGTACGTCGTCCACTGGTACGGGTGCGACTTCTGAATCTTGGCTTCGGCGTCGTACAGGTTATTTTCATTCAGGGTATTTTGTGCGTCCGTAATCGTTCCCTGCTCGCTGATTTGTGCCTGGATGGGCGAGGCCTTGTCCCTGTAGGCGTAGGAATAGGATTCGTCCAGCGTGGTATGGCTAGAAAGCCACTCGTAATCGCCGGTTCCAAGTAACCGCAACACCTGGGTTACACCCTGCTCCTGCTCCGGCATCCCCTTTTTCATGGTCGCCGTATGGCGCACAACGCGAAACAGGCCCGTGTACTTCTCTTTGTCAGCCATGGGATTCAAGACATATTTGATTCCATTCAGGTACGCCAGGCAGGACGATTGCAGACCGGCGCGGCTCACTGTCCAGCGCCGGACCAGTTCTATGGCGCCGGTGTGCGGATTCGCGCCATACGACACGCGGATGGCGTCTCGCTCGTCAAGGAATTTCTTCTCTTGTTCGTAGGCCATGGTTATTCCTTCTCGCCAATGAGCGTGAGGAAACGTTCGAGGTGCTTATCACGCTGCTTGGCGTCCCGTGTGTCGCCAGCGTCAGAATCGAAAAACCGATATTCCAGGTAGGCCACAACCGCAGGCCGGTACACGTCGGACAGCGGCACGTCGTCGTTTATGTCGGTCACTTCAGAAAGCGCAATCAACGCTCCGTCAGTATCCAACCGACTTTCAGGATAATTATTGTGGATCAACGACACGCAATCGTTTACAACGATCAGAAATTCAGGATCGCCCCATGTTGTTGCGTCCTTGTCATTGCAAGTCTGCCGGGCCGTGTCGATAACCTGTTTTGCGGTAAAGCTCATGCCGACAACCCCACAAAGTCAGATTTGCCGCCGCCGATATTCACTTTCCGCGCTCGGCTTACACCCTTGTTGAAGTCAGCCTGAAACAGTCCCGCGCGCTGTATGTCTGTCCAGCGGCGCTTTTTCATGGTCATCAGGTAGGCAATGGCTCCGCCAATAATTGCCTCGCTCCACATGGCCAGAAAATCCATGTCAATTTCGGTGTCGTCTTCGTTCAGCTCCGGCACAAGCACGACCTCGACTTCCAGCCCGTCGGTCACGTCTTCCGCGGGTTCCAGTGAGTCGTCCAGTAAAAGCGTATTGGCGGCAATGGACGCGTTTATCCGGGTCGTGTCGGTCGGGTAAAACGTGTAGTACGGCTGACTGATCAAAACCCCGGGGTTGCCTTTGTCTATCCCATCTTCGGTGTTGATTCTGACGGCGAGCACATGCTTGATCTGCGCGCCCCAGGTTGTTCCGCCCGATAATGGCGTCAACACGTACGCCAACTGTTTTTCCACGAGGTCGATGGAATCCAGTTGGACGCGCCAGGCATCCGAATCCTGGCAGAATTTCCGGGCCACCCGCTTCAACGCTTGCAGCATGAGGTATTCGGGGCACCCGGGCAATTCCGCGGCCATCAACGGATAAAAATCCGTATAGGAATCAATAGCAGCCATGTCGCTCCTGTTGCTGGCCGGGAATCTGGGGTTTATTGATCGTCAACGATACGTTTATCCTCGATGATCCGTCGCGTCGCGTCGGTTCCCTTTTTCCGCATGGCCTTAAATTCTTCTTCCGTCGCCTCGCCGAGCTTGTCGAACGGAAAGATATGGACTTCGCCGATGATCTTGCGTGTCATTCCCGGCATTTGTCGAAACTGCTGATAGTTGGCGTTTTCCGCGCAACCGATGTACCGCTCGGGCAGCACAACTTCCTTCTGCCGGGCAATCACCAGCACCTCGCCGTTGACGGACAGCGTAACATCATCCTCGTCTTCCGGTCGTGATTTCGGATGAAACTTCACACGAAAATACTTTTCCTTCGGCGGCTGGGCTTTCGGCGCCTGCGCCGGCGGCGGCGTGTCGGTCGGCGGCATTGCGGCTTTTTGGACTTCAGGGTCTGCCTTCTCTTTCGGAGGTCTGCTCATAGTCTCTATCCTTTTTTTGTTGATGAAATGCGGGAGGGGCCGATCCCCGCCCGCATTTCACTGGTTTGCTCAATCACGATCAGTTGTCGTACGTCGAAGCTTCGAAGTACATCATGTTGTCGTTGACGTTCAGGGTCGTGTTGTTGATCACAAACCCGGCCGGCGTCAGACTCCCGACGGCCAGCGGCGCCAAGTCGTACATGCCGTTGATGGTTTCCACTGTCCCGGTCGCGGCGGCGCGGCTCAGGGTGACTTCATTGGCGGAAACGCCCTGTCCGGCGGTCAGCGCGGTAATGGTGTACCACTTGCCGTCGATCTTGATCCGGGAGCCTTCGCCGATGTACGTGCCGGTCACATCGTTGTTGAAGTTGCCCGTGCGGTTTCCGGAGCTGCCGAGCGTCCACGTGCTGATCGGGTCGGAATTGGCGGCAATGTCCACGCCCTTGTAATCCTTGCGGTCAAAAGCGAGATAAACGCCTTCGCCGTAGGTCGTCGAGGTCTGGTTCGTGGCGGTCAGCTTTTCGCCGCCTTCGTAAGGCTGGATGCCCTGGCCGGCGGTCTGGACGGTGAGCGTGATGCCGGCAGCGGTGCCGAACATGCCGCCGTCAATCTGCTCGGACGACGCATACTTGCTCGACCATTCGGCCCAGAAGCCGTCCGTGGCTTCCACATTCCGCACCAACACCTTGTCGGGGATGAACCCGCAGCAAATATACAGCGCGGCGCCGGTGCCGTTGAAAGTTCCTGCAACTGTTTTCATATTTCTTTACTCCTTGATCTTGTTTTGATACCGAAATTACCGCTTTCTTTGGCCGCTTCCCGCTCACCGGCTCACGCCGGCGGCGGGATTACGACGAATTGATTACGCAGGCGTTGCGGTGCAAGCCACTTCAACCCGCGCCATCCACAACTGATTCAGGATTGCGCCGGTCTGGTAGGTCTTCCACGAGGCGAACCCGCTCTGGCCGAGTTCGTCACCATGCACGGGCTTGGGATTCACGACGGCGATGCTGACGGAGTTCTTGCCTTGCAGCGGCACAATCGCGTAGGCGTCGCGGGCGAACACGAGGATGGGGTAAACATCCGGGTATCCGGTGCCGGAGGCGCCGTTGGTCAGGTAGGTTGATCCGCTGGAGCTTGTCGCGGCCGCCAACCACGGTTCCAGAAGCGCTGAGGTCACAAAGCGGATGTTCTCCACTTTGCCGATTTCGTTCGGGATCGCCTTGTCGCTGTTGGAATATTGCTCAACCGGCACAAATCCGACAACACCGCGAATGTCGGAATCCAGGTCGGTGTGGCATACCGCGAAGTACGCCGAAGCCACCGGCTCGGTGCTGATCTTGGCCGACGCCTTGACGATCTCGCTGATCCGCCGGGCTTTGTTCCGGCTGAATCCGCGGACAACCTGGCGCAGAACGGCGCGGGTCACCGGGCTGTTCACCGTTTCGCGGGTTGTCGCCGTGCCGGGGTAATAGACGTTCGTTCCGCCCTTCAGGACGTTGAAGCGCAGCAATTCCACCGTCTCCGCGGCCTGCTCGCCGAGAATCTTAACGGTTTCGTTCAGGACCGGGTCTTCGTGCGTGTCCATGACCACGTCGCTGACCTTAACCATATCGCCGTACTGTTCCAGCGTGGCGGTCACGTCGACGTAACTCAGGCGCTGACCGGCGGGCGAGATGCCTTCAGCCAACGGAGCAATGGCGGCGGGCAGGCTCAAATACCGACGCCACTTGCGCGTCTTGGTCTTGTGCTGCCCTTGCGGATCGGTCTGCCCGAAACGTTCCAGCACCATTGCGTACTGGCCGCGTTCCAGGAGTTTGCGGACGGCATAACCTGCCGTGCGCGGGGAAAGGTCCCCATAGGTGTTTGTGGTCGACATAATGAACCTCCTTGCGTTTTTATTGCACGGAGGCTCGTCGGCCTTCTGGCTTGATCGGGATACCCCGAAAATTTACAACTTACGAAATCTGATCATGTTTCTGCATCGTGGGCATTTGAATTCAACTTCGCTGCCTTCGCCAAATTGCCCCTTGCATAACAATCGCCCGCAAATACTGCAATGCACCTCCTTCCCTTCTGCAATCGTGATGGTATTGCCTTGAAACCTGGCATCCCACACGTTAGGATTGCGCGTTAAATCCGGCATCAAAATCGTCCTCCGCCTTGTTTTCTCCTCCGGCACCCTGCACTCCGCGCGTTCCACGCAACGTTTCACCGTGAAGCGCATCCTTTGCCGCCTTACGCTTGGCGGCTTCCGCGGACCTGCCGTCTTTGTCGTCCTTGGCCAACGCCTCCTTGTAGGCATCCAAGACCGAAACGGCGTCCTCGACGTCTTCGGAATGAATCATCTTGCGCACCAGCGGCGATTGTTTATCAACCCACGCCTTGAATTCCGGCGTTTTAACAACCTTGCGCGCGTCGGAATGGGCCTGCTGCACGCCGTCCCAGAAAGCAAAACCGTTGATAGCCGACTGCATCTTCTGCATTTCCTGAGACATGCTGGCCGCGATCTTGTCCACCAACACTTTGGCGATGGCCACCGGCGCCTGCACGGCTTCGGGATACTCTGCGGCAAAATCCTTGATCGTGGTGCCGTCGCCGATTTTGATCCCTGACACTTCCGGTAATTCAAGGAGTTTTGCCATCCAGTCATCGGATGCGGCTTCACCAGACTTGGCGTCGGCGGGCGGCGGGGTGGCGGAAGGTTGTTCAGCGGGAGGAGCGGTAGCGACTGGCGGCGGAGCGGCGCCACCAGCGGCAGCGGCGCGGTCTTCAAGCTTTTGCTGGGCGGTTTTCTCGTCCGCGGATTTCGCGGCATCAGGTTTCGCTCCCTTGTCTGGCGGAGCGTCAACGTCTTTATCTTTTCCGGTGTCCTGGCTTTCCTCGCCAGCGGCCGCCGTGGTTGTCGTAGGCGTTCCATCTGCCGGCGGAATATTGGCGTCCGTCTTAGGCGCGGGCGCAGACGTGTTCTTGTCGTCAAACCCGTCGCCAAAGTCAACATCCTTGACTTGCTCTGCGACTTCTTCCTGATTTAAATCGTCTGGCATTTAGAGTCTCCCTGCATTGTTTTGCACGGAGGCTCAAAGGCCTTCTGGCTGGTTTCATGTTCATGGGTAATTACTGCCCCCGCGCGACTGTACCGATGTACGTCAAAATGTTGGTCGTTCCGTCCAAATCCAAATTTGTCACGACGCAAACCGCATAGCCCGGAAACGCGGTAGCCGGGGCCATGTTGGTCAAGCCGCTTCCGTCGTTGCGTGACAACTTAACCGGAATGGCGTTGGTCAGTCGGTCAATCAAAATATTGCCGGATGCAAGATTGCCTCCGTTCAGGTTGGTCAGCGATCCGCCGTCTTTAAGGGCAAGCTTGGTAAGCTCCGAATCAAGCGCCGGGATTTCAAGGTAATACCATCCGTTCGTTGACGATGCGTGAACCAACATCAAGTTGGAGGCCGCAACGTCATTCGTGCTGCCCGTCGCGTAAACAATGCTCAAGGTGTTTGTCCCGGCGTTGTATATCACAACGGACTGGCCAAGCTGCGCGCTGGTTGGGGCAGTCAATGTAATCACGGCGGTATCCGCGTTTGTCGGGCCGGTAATGTTGACTTGCGAATTTTCAACGGCTACCGTGCCGACTTCGTTCGTGCCAAGCGCTTCCGCTTGCACGCCAGGAGCCGGCGCGTCAGTCAAAGCGTTCAATTCGGCCGCCGTTGCGGTAACGCCGTCCAGGATGTTCAATTCGTCAGCGGTCGCCGTAACCTTCGTGCCCTTCAGCTTAAAGTCGCCGTCCATGTTCACTTCGCCGGTGAAGTTCTGATCGCCGCGGATATTGATCGCGCGGCAGTCAAAAGCGACCGCGAACACAAAAACAAACACCCACAAAACCGATAAAATAAATGCCGTACGCTTCATGGTTTAATCTCCTCGCTTTTGATTACCGCCGTTTTGGCGTCTTGTGACGCTCTTTTCGCTCTCCGCAGCCCAGCAATTACGCCAAGCCTGTACCTAAAATCCTTTTTCCCGTCGTCGCTGACCGCCGGAGATTCCTCCAGCGTATCGCGCTCTTTTTCCGCCTCGGCATCCAATAACTTCAACAGCGCCGCGCCGGCGCCGGTATCCGCCAACCGCGAAAGCGCCAATATTTCGTCGTCGTTTAATACGCTTCTCAACTTCATACTTTGCGCTAATACCACAACCGGCATCCTTTGTCAATAGAAATTATTTATTTTGCGCCACTTTTGGCTCACCTTGTGCAGCCGTTGTCATACTACGGATGGCTTTTGCGCGTTCAATGGTCAATTTTTCCTTGTCGGTTTCCGCGCTGGCCAGCTTGGCCTGGGCGTCAGCTTCCGCGCGGGTCGCTTCGGCGTTAAGCTTGGCGGTCTGGGCGGCCTGCATCGGATCCGGCGGCATTTCTGCTGCGGCTGCGGCTTCGGCCTGCAATTCTTCCGGTGTTTTCAATACTTCATCCGGATCAAGGTCCAGCGCTTTGGCAATTTCCTCCAGATACCAACGTACCTTGGATTCACGCACTAAGATTTCGCTACTCATCACCAGCGCCAATAGGCTCTTGAGTTTTTCGATGCGTTCAATACGATCCTGAAAACTCGTAAATCCGAGCGATTTGACAACGTAGGCACCCTTGCCTTTCAGGTTGCTCGGGTCTTCCATGTTGTAATCGTAGAACGATTCCACAATAGGTTCAATCAGCGTCTCGTCGTTGTTGCGGATAACTGAACCGATATACTTGCCCGACTTTTCGACCTGCTGCTGGGCTACGTAGGCGCGCATTTGCGGCTCTTTCACGTCCAGCCCCTGCGTCAACTTCGGGATCAGCGTATCCATGTCGGCGTATTTTTCGGCCAGCGCGATCAGGCTCAGCAGCGATTCACCCACGTCCTGCAACGTAACCTGCTGTAGCGCCTTGCGTGCGTCGTCACAATCTTCGGAGATATCCACCATCAATCCGGTATTCACCCTTTTAAAATCGCCGTCCAGATAACGACGTTTGACGCCTAGGATCAGATTCGCCGACAGTTTTTTATTATCCTCGAACGCGCGCACCGCTCCATTCAACATGAATTGCGCGTTCTCGGCATTGTCGGCCACGCCAATGGCGCCCTGTCCGTCCAGGCTGTCTTCCCATATCCCGCGGTAAAACGGGCGGTCTTTCGGCGTGGTACGCGCATACCGCACAACCTGGTCGTTTGCCACACAGACCATACACTCGACTTCGTCGCCGTTGTCATCGTCGTTATCGAACGCCACCGACGGAACCGGCTTCCCGGAAAACGACTCCTGCTCAAACGCCGCAACGCGGGCCGCCGGCACGCGCCCCCAGAATTCCAGATACAGGATTGTGTTTTGACGGTGGGATACATCGCGCAGGGCGGGCGGCAACGACGCGGGATCATGTTCCGGATGCGTCGCCTGGCTCTGCGACTGACCGGCCGGCGATAGGACGGTGTTTATGTGCTCGTCCAGGTAATACGCCTTACCCTTTTTACCGCGCAGCCAATGCGGCGACACAAGCTGGCGGTGGATAATGCCGGCGCCGGCCTGGAGATCGTCTGTTTCAAGATCGCGGAAGATGTCCCACACCGACACGAACGTCCACGCCGGCGCCAACGATCTGTCAACCACCTGCTCAAACGTGGTATAATCAGACGGAAGGCGGCTCGCATCGGTGACGCCCTGACCGGCGTACACCCGGGTTTGCCATTGCGAACGCTCGACTTCGTGAATCACGCGCTTGGCGTAGGTTTCTCCGTACACGGCTTCGGAGAGAATATTCTTGATCAACGCACGGTCGGCGTTGCAATCCAAAAGCTGCTGCTCTATGCGGTCGCGCATGTCGGCAATGTCGCTTTTGCGCTTTTCTTGTTCCTCGGGCGACAATTCACTTGCGATTACGCGGTCCCACGGCGCCGGCTTGAGCATGAACGGGATTTTCCCGCCGGCCAGGAGCATGTCAACCACCAGCGCGCACGCCGAAACTACCTTTTGCTTGGTGACGTTGATAAACGTTTGCGACTGCCAACCGCTTACAGCCTCGCTATCTTTCCATTTGTATTCGCTGACTCCGCGGAACGCGGCGTTGTTGGAATTCCACTTGTTTTGGAGAGCGGTGCGATTCTGTTTCCAATTGCTGTACGTGGTCAACACGAATTCGGCAAGGTCGGATGTCGTGCCGGAAGTCTGGATGTTGGTTTCGCCCATAAAAAAGCCGCCGAACTTCGTGTTTTTCGCACGGAAGCTCGACGGCTTTCAGGCACAGGGTGCTGCAATTGTTGTTCCTATACCACAACGATGCGATTTTGTCAAACATTTATTCCGCGCGCGATTCCCTCCACGGCCACCTTTCCATCCCGTACAGCGCGCACAAAAGAGCATGCACCGCCGGATATTCGCCCAGGTCTGGCCGACCCAGCGCCGCCTGAAACCGACGCAACTGCTCCAGCAACACTGAATCCGGCTGAATCTTCAATTGCCCGGTATTGCCCAGCTTCCACATTATCGACACCGCGACTTGATCGTCCTGCCACGGGATTTCGATGAATCCCGGCTTCGGCTCGATCAGCTTCGACCGCAGAACCTGCATCAGGTACATTCGGTGCGTCGTTTCTTCCTGATGCCAGTACAAATACCGCATGAAATAATTTGTCCACGCGGAGTTGAACCAGTTGGCGCAGCCCTCGAAGGCGACGCCACCGTTTTCGATTATCGGATCGACGCACACGAATTGACACTCATCCAGCACGACGCGCCGGCCGGATTCGAGATGGTGCCCCACCAGCACAAGATGGCCAACCGATGACTGCCCGTCGGAAACGCGGACAGCCACCGGCCAGCACACGCCGCCGCGAACATAGTATTCGCCGTTCAGCGGGTTTTTGACGCCGCCGCCGAAATCAACGAGCGTTGTGTTTCGATTTGGCAGCCACGTCTTGTTTTTTGGGAACATCATGCTTGTCCTCGGTCTCGGTCGCGGGTTCCTGCGCGGGCGCGGGCGTGGATGCGGGTGCCGGCGCGGGCGCCGCGACTTCATCCAGCAACGCCACGACGCGCCCAATCGAACGCGGTCCCACTGTCCACGACTTGTCACCGATTTTCACTGTCTGCGGTTTTTTTGTCACGCTCATACTACTTTCCTCCGTCTGTTTGTTTTACGCGGGACTGCCCGCTTTTACTTTGCGTTGCCTGTCTGTGCCATTCCGTGCCGATGCGGTACTCGGCCGAACCATGCCTTTGCGTCTCTTTGCTATACGTTGCGACACAGACGCCTTTGCTGTGCCGCGCTCTACCCGGCTCCGCCTTTGCTTCGCGAAACAAATCCCCGCGTTGCTCCGCCTTTGCCGCACGTCTCGACGCTTTGCGCTGCCTTGCCTTTGCTATACAGCTCAATGCCACACTTTGCCTTTGCCAAACGGAGCTTCGCATCGCCTTTGCGTTAAACTGCCTGCCAAACAAACCGGCCCTTCCCGCTGTTGCGCCATTGTCCGATGCCCTTCAGCGCGCCGTAATCCAGGCACTTTTTCACGAGGTCAACAAGCGTGTCGCTCAATGTCTGGATTTCGATTTCAAACTCCGTTCCTGTCGGGACTGTCTCGCTTGACGCCAGCGCAACCCGTTCCCCGCGCATCGTCTCGGCGCGCAATGGCCGCGTGCATACGCCGGACACCGGAGCAAGCCGAATCATGCGGGGCTGGATAAATATGTAATTGTCCACAATCCGCTTGTACGTGAACTTCGTCAGCTTCGTTTTGCCAACCTTGATTTCCTCGCCGCCGGCAATCTCGATTAAAACTCCGGCCGCCTCCTTGACAAATCCCTTGATCTGATAATCATACAGGATCGGCGTCCCGTCAGAATCCCGAGGAAATACCGTCAAAGATTTTTCCATCAAATCTTCGGCTGGCAGGGCCTCCATCTCCTCTTTCACTTTGTCAGCATCTGCCGATTTCGACGCAATGAATTCCCGATGCAATTCGGGGTTCGCGTTCGCTGTCCCCAACATTTCCTCGGTCAACTTGATTTTGACTTTCATTACCTTCAATCCTTCTTCTTCTGTTTCACTTCGTCATCACCCACGCATCCACGCCGCCGGCGCGGATTGTTTTCGTCACACCGCCGCCACCGCCACCGCCACCCAGCGGCCGCGCCATCACGGCGTGACATGCTTCGTCATAAATATGATCCTCCATCCGCGTGTCAATGTCCTCCGGATCGTGCGGATCAATCTGGAGAAGTTGAATTGTACGAATAAATTCCGTGCAGCACGGATACACCACCAGCATCGGCATTTCGCCAGGGATGACGCGCAGGCGCTGGTTGAATTGCCTAATTTTCAGCTTGCGCGCCGGGTCCCCGGGCGACAACGACAGCCCCATCCGCGCGAATACCTCCGCCGTGGATGGCCCCTGGCCACCGCCGCGGTAATCCGCCTTCTTGTTGAAACACGTCGGATCGCATAGCCTGGTAATCTGGCCTTCAATCCCGTTTTTGCGCTCGTGCTCGATGATTCGCTCAGCGATTTCCTCGTCGGTCTGGCGCAGCCCCGTGTCGCTGGCGCCTGGCATGGCGCCGTAAAGCTCGGTAAATCGGTACAGCCGGCGGTCGGCGTCCATCCACCACCAGCCCACGGAGTACGGTTTGCCGAATCCCCAGTCGAATGTCATCATCAACGGCGCGTTTTCCGGCACCGGGAGCGGCTTAATCACATGCGTGGACACCTGGAAGTTAAATGCCTGCTCCGTGAATACATCCCAGCGGCCTTCAACCCACGCCAGCCGCAACGGTTCCGGCAACGTGTTGAGCATTTCCCAATACGACGCGTCGAGCGACGGATTGTCGGCCGGTAGCGCGGGCACGAACGCGAATTGATCTGCAATCGGTTGCAATTCCGGCGGAAATTGGCGGTCGATCCATAGGGATTTGACCCACGCATGGCCGATCCCGCCGGGATTGCTGGTCGCTACAAACCGCGTCGCTGAAATCCCGGGCCAGCGCAACGATCCGCGCAGGATGTTGAATGTTGAAAGCGGGTTCTTGGTCAGCTCGTCCACGCCGATAAACGCAAATTCCGCAGACTGATAACGCGACGGATCATCCAGGTTGCGCAACGCCAAAAATCCATTACCATCATGGAAGCAAAACCCCAGCCCCATCGTCGTGGATTTTTTGATGCTGCCCATGGACGCCGGAAATTCCGCCTGAATTTTCGATATTTGGCGGTCGGTCAGCGACACGTAGTCTTCGCAGAACAGCCCGGCGGTGACATTCGGTATTTTTTCAGCGCGGCATTGCATCAGTTTTTCGAAAAGCCACCAACGAATCCACCAGGATTTGCCGGGACCGCGCGAACCGCCAAATAGCGTAAATCGGTGTGTGTCGGCCGCCAGGCGCGCGGCGCGTTGCTTCGGTTGCCAGGGAATTCGGAATCCGGCTAATTCGGACGCCATTCGGATTTCTCCAGTATGATGGTGAATGACGCAGTTGGCGCCGTGTCGTACACCTTTTCCATGCGATTCAATTCCGCGATTGCGGCGATCTGGTCGCGGGTCTTGAGGTCGTCTTTGGCTGTTCCGTTTATCAACATAGACAACCTGCGCTTTCGATCAGCAATCGTGGCAATCCCTTTTTCTGACGATTTTTGACGCAAATAATTGATCCTAGGCTTAACCTTACGCGCCATCTCGCTCGCGCGAACGTCCACGTTTGACGGCTTCCAATCCTTCGCGCGTGGACAAATATTCTTGATGTACGCGTCGTGCTGCGTCATGCCGCCAGCGACATCCAGCGCGAATTTTTCATGCGATACAGGAAACCACGGCTCGGCCGGGTCTTGTGGCGGCTTGGTTTTGCCGCGCCTCACCACCGCCGTTTTGGGTGTTTTTTTCATCCGTTTACCATACATTCGATTTACGATTTATTGACGTTATACTACGTTTTGAAAATTATTGCAACCTTTTATATTC